TGTAGTTCTATTCTGCTGCCAAACATGTTTCCACCTACCAGCAATGCCTAGAAGTCCTCCAGAGAATACAGCAACAGCGGTAATAATATTTTCCTCCATAACCAATCCTATTCAATAGTAAGTATTATTTGATTATCAAGGCAAAACACGGTAAAGTCAACCATCATCCTATGGGGGAAGTATGGAATCTAAACAACAAGTTCAGCAAATCAATATACACTCGAAGCCGAGTCCAGCAGTGCTTGCTGGACTGTTGGGTATCAACGTGCAAATGACCTACCAAGGCAGGCAGGATGGTAAACTCCCTCCCAACTCTGATGCTAGCTACAAAGAATGTATTAATCACTATATAAACTACTGGAAAACTAAATCAGCAAGTAAGGTATCTAACATATCTGAAGCAGCTTTAATACAGAAAATAAAATTAGATGCTGCAAAAACAGAGACTGAATGGCTGAACATCAAACAGAAGAAGGAAGAGCTCCTAGATATTGCACAACTTGCAGAAACCTTTGAACCTATCTTTATTCACATACGCACTAGGTTGGTGAGTATCTCTCGCAAGCATCCAGAAACACAAGACACCATCGACCAGGCTATGGAGGAACTATTCCACCTAGGGGAATCTATCTTTAAACGTGGGCAAGAGGACTTAGCTGCGTTCATAGAAACTAAGATGAATGAAGAGATTGAGATTGAGAAGCTGGAGGAAGATAATCCACTAAGCAGTTTTGATGACTACGTTCAGCCAGAGTAAGCTGGAGAGCCAGATGACCTTATATAAGCCTACCCAAGAAAACATTACCGAAAGGATTTTCCTTGGTAAGATGTTGCAGTTCTTTCGTAAACCTGAGCGGCTCTCCACTCGGGAATATGCTGAGAAGTATCGCTGGTTAGGCGCTGACGTAACTGCGTCTCCTGGTAAGATGGATTGTATGAAGACCCCATTCATGCTCTTTCCTATGGAGTGTATGGACAACGTAGATATTCATGTAATCGTAGGTAAGAAAAGTGCGCAGATAGCTTGGTCGGAAACTACCAACAGCTACATGAGTAAGCGGATGCACCTAGACCCACAGAATATTATTGTAGCTTTTCCTCGTATGGAATCTGCAAAGAAGTATTCCAGGGAAAAGATCAAACCGATGATTAGAGCTAACCCATATCTGCTAGATACTATCGGTAATCCTGATCGCTGTTCCTACAAGTTCTTTAAATTCCATGGTGGCTGGCTCTCACTTATTACCGCTCGCAGTACCGAAGATTTGAAGTCAACTTCTGTTCCAATTATTCTGGTTGAGGAGCCAGATGGGCTGCAAGATGACGTAGGTAATCAAGGTGACGCGCTTGATATTTTAATGCAACGGCAAAAGACCTATGAGGAGCGCAAGCTAATCTTTGCTGGCACTCCTACAGATGCAGGATTCTCTAGGGTGGACAATGCCTACCAGCAAAGTAACCAGATGATTTATCTTGTGCCTTGTAGAAGTTGCGGTAAATTACAAGAATTTAACTTCAGTAATCTAAAGTGTGACTTGTATCCTGCAATGCGTGTACACGATATATATAATAAGTGGAATCCAAATACTGCATATTACGAATGTGAACACTGTCGCGCTATTTGGGATGACGGAGATAGGAAATGGGCAACAATAGAAGCCTTGAATTTTAATTCTTTAGGTTGGTCAGCAAAGAAACCAGAAGAAACTGATATTTATGGTTTTGATTTCTGTGAACTTATGAGTAGTTTCTCTGCCAGCACTCATAAAGAATTAATGAAGAAGAAAATAAAAGCAGAACTTGCTCTTGCTCGTGGGGAAGAAGGGTTGATGAAGTCCTTTACCAATAACGTTATGGGCAATGCTTATGAAACAAAAAACACAGGAATTGATATTGAACAACTGCGAAAAGCAAGGCTTTCTTATAATGAAGGCTACGTACCTATGGGAGGGGTTCTACTTACCGCTGGAATAGACGTGCAGCACAATCGTTTCGCAATAGCAATTCGTGCGTGGGGCAGAAACAATTGCTCCTGGGGTGTAGTCTGGAAAGAAATCTTCGGCAATGTTCTGGACTCTGAAGACCCTGTTTGGCAGGAACTTACAGAAATGATGCTAGGCACTTTCCCACATGTTGCAAAGGATCTGCATGGCCAGAACATACAACTGAAGTTAGAAGGTATCTCAATAGACTGTTCGGATGGTAAAACATCTCAATTAGTGTATGATTGGGTAAACGCAATGAATGAGGTAGAACCGCTATTGCATGTATTCGCTACAAAGGGAGCATCGGATACTAACTTCAATGCAGAAGTGTACACTGACCCTAGGCCTCCAGAAGATCCTACTGATGCTCAATACCGTGCTACTATGGCTAGTCGTTCTGGTGTAACTGTGTTCATGATGGGAGCACATAAAGCGTATGAAGAGGTTCTGCGAAGGCTTGCATTACAAGGTACTAAAGATCGTTTCTACCATTGTGAGTACTCCTATGGTATGTATGAAGAGCAGATGCTTTCCATGGTGAAACGTATTAGCTCCGATAACAAAGTTATGCGTTATGAGTTGAAGCCAGGCAAACGGAAAGAAGCAGCGGACTGCGAGAAAATGAATTTGTTTGTAAGCTATGCTTTGCAACTACGAGAGTGGACAGATGAGCACTGGCTGCAAGCTGAACGAAGTATATTGAATATAAAATAAGTGAGGAGAGTATGGCAAGAACAGCAGAACAAATTCAAGCAGAACTGAATGTAATTAATGGAGCATTACAAAGTCTCTATTCCGGTACTCGCATCACCGAGCTACGAATTGATACTAATATCCTTCGACGCTCACACAGATTTACAGAAATCTCATTGGAAAGCTTGTTGGAGCAAAAGAAACTGCTAGAACAGGAGTTGCTAGCTCTCACTGAGACTGCTCCAACATTTCGGCAGTTTGCTAACATACCAATGATAGTAAACAAGCAAGGGGTTTAATAATGTCTGAATTTGATACAACTTATAGCAACTTGAAACAGCCGGGGTATGAAGGTGCAACTACCTCTTACCGTATGGAGCAGAAAGGTCTCTCGCAAGGAGATCAGGATACTGTCTCTGCACGGGAGCTTCGCAATCTTTGGGCACGTTCTCACTATTTGGTGCGCAACAATGCTTGCAGTATTACTGCAAAGAAACGCCTTCTTGCAAATTGGATAGGCACTGGTATTACGGTTACTTGGATTAACCCTAATAAAACTCCTCAAAAGAAGTTTCAGAAATTATGGGATATTTGGCTACAAGAGTGTAATCACGACGGGTATGGCACTCTCTACAATACTCAAGCTATTTGGGCAGGGGCTTTATTTGAATCTGGAGAGTCCTTGACTCAGATGATTATCTCCAAACGGAAGACAAGTAAGATCCCTCTTGCGTTGAAGGTGTTGGAAGCAGAACAGCTTGACCCAACCTTTGACAAAGTAATTTCGGAGTCTATTGGGTTGAATCCAATGATTCCTGCAGAGCAAGATGTTCGTACCGGCATTGGATTCGTAGATGGTAAGCCAGCTACTTACTACTTTTGGAAAAAGCATCCAGGCAGTCGTCTGCTCACTGTTCCTGGCAACGTACGCATTGCAGTCCCTGCAGAAGATGTAATTCATATCTTCGAGAGGGAGCGGCCAGGGCAGTGGAGAGGAGTCCCAATGCTGGCAGCAGTGCTGCTAAACATCTACGAGATGGACGAGTTGGTTGATGCAACAATTCAACGGCAGAAAGCTGCACAAGCAATATCCTGGATAATCTCTAATACCTCTGTTACTAATGCAGTTGCTCCAGGTACAGTTCGTAGCTCTACCGATCCAAATGACACAGATGAAAAAGGCAGACGTAAAACAATTATCCAAGGGGCTGGAGGCAATGTGCAGTACTTGAACAAAGGCGAATCACTTCATCTCTCCTCCTTGGATGATATTGGAGGAAACTTGCAAGTCCTTCTGGAGGATGAATGGAGTAAGATTGCAGCAGCTTTAGGATTAGCCTACCATCAAGTAACTGGAGACCTTTCCGGTGTAAACTTCAGCTCTATTCGCGCAGGATTGAACGAGCTGCGTATACGAATAGAAATGGTACAGCAGCATTTATTCATTACTCTGGGATTAGCAAAAGTAGCTGCACGGTTTCAAGAACTTGCAGGTGTGTATGAAAGCGCTGCAATGCTTGAAGCTATACCGGTTTTCAACGTGCCAAGACGGTATGGCGTAGATGATCTTAAGGATGCACAGGCTGATCTAATGGAGGTGCAAGCCGGATTTGCAACTCT